TTATGGTTCCTCGCTTACTATCAGGCTGTAAGCATACTCTGCCTGCTGGAACGGATCATCAAACCGTTCAGTCCCGCTGATGGTGCGGAATGTAGAGGGATAGACGACCTCTATTTTTACTTCTGGTTCGCGGATTCTTCCGAGTTTTTCCGCCCGCCTGATACGTTCCTTTTCGGCAGCCTTAAAAGTGTCGGAGTCGATAATCGTCGGATAATACTCATCACCGAGATAGTATTTATTACTGAGCATCCTGCCGATTCCCGCATGGAAGGCTTTAATATCAGCCTTCTTTGCAGCCATCGCCAACGAATCACCAGTCAGATAGTACTGAAACAAGGCTTTTATCTGCTCGGAGACTTGTTCATCAATAATGGCTTTTCCGTTTTCAATCCGGTAGCCATATGGGGTGTGGCCCATTTATCTCACAGCCTTTCTTTTAGCGTAATGCCACATTTTAATTCAAACCCAATTTCCGTTCGGGAATATTCAAGAATCCGCTCCACAAAGCGGGCAAACAGTTCTCCGTCGAAGCCCTTCAGCATCGCCGCCCTTGTGACGTATTGTAGGAACTCGCTGACCTCATGAAGGTTAGTATTGTCGCTGTTTATGAAGCGAGATATGGATTCCTTCTGATGCTGTATGCGCTCGGCTTCCTGTAAAAGTTCATTGTTTCCCTTATTGTAAACAGCAGGCTCAAGATAGCCGCGAGTTTGTAGGGTAACCAGCACCTTTCGCTGTTCCGCGTTCTCTTCGAGCTCTTTATCAAGGGCTTGTAGCTTTGCTACGCTGTCTTCAGAGTTGATACCGCGAAGGCCTATCAGTAGTGGTCTTAAAATGGTTTCATGACCGTATATGAGTTTATTCATCATGGTGACAAACGCATATTCAAAATCGGACTCCAGAATATATTTCATGGAACATCTCTTGATGTCTGTAATGTGAGTAGAGCAACACCATGCAATCATTTGCTTGTCGGTGGAGTGGATTCGGCGCTTAAATCTGCCGCCGCACTGACCGCAGATAATTTTGCCCGAAAATGTGTATCGGTTTTGATACTTTCCCTGATGCTTTTCCACACCTTTTTCCTTACCACGCTGTTCAATGATTCTATGCGCGGCTTCAAAATCTTCATGGCTGACAATTGCCTTATGATGATTTTTTATCAGGTACTGGTCTTTCTCACCGTAGTTGGTATGGCGATTAAAATGCTCATCGGTATAGGTCTTTTGGAGAATGGCGTCACCGGTATATTTTTCGTTTCCGACCATCCCGCGAATGGTTGTTGCCGTCCAGCGGCCGCCTTTTTTTGTTGGCACATTGCGTCGGTTCAGCTCATCAGCAATTTTATGTGTGCCATTACCGGAGAGGATTTCAGAGAAGATGAAACGGACGATTTCTGCCTGAAATTCATTCACGACCATCTTCCCATCCATGGCATCGTAGCCGTAGGGGGGATAGGATATTTTGAAGGTGCCGTTTTGGAAGCGGCGCTTTACCGACCACTTGCTGTTTTCCGAAATGGAGACCGACTCGCTTTCAGCCAGTCCACTTAGGATTGACAGCATGAGTTCGCTTTCCATTGACCCGGTGTTGATGTTTTCTTTCTCGAAATAAATGAAGATGCCAAGGCCCATGAGCTTTCTCACCAGTTCCAAACAGTCCGTAGTGTTTCTGGCAAACCGGCTGATGGACTTAGTAATGAAGAAGTCAATTTTCTTGTTTTCACAGTCGACAATCAACCGAAGCAGTTCAAACCGTTTTTCCTTTTTGGTCCCCGTGATGCCTTCGTCGTAATAAAGTCCGGCATACTCCCAGTCGGGATTTGCATTGATATAGGATTCGTAGTGTTTTATCTGTGTATCAAGGCTGACCAGTTGATCATCACTATCGGAGGATACACGGCAGTAAGCCGCAACACGCAGCTTAGGACGTTCTGTAAAATCGGCTGTATTTTGAGCGATTTTCGTTACCTTCTTCAAATTCTCACCTCCTTGTCAGTGTCACATATTACCTCTAAACCCAAGTAATATCAACGATTATCTGGCATAATCGGAGCCAGAGCGGGAGAGAAAGATTGGCGGTTCAGTGTGGTTATCTTGTTGAATTCTGACAGGGAAATAAGTCCATTTTGAAGCAAGGATTCAAGGATTCTCTGCGCCATCACATAATCCACTTCACGCTGCAGTTGCTCTTGTGTAACAGTTTTTTTCTCATAACTGTTTTCCGGTTTTTCACCTGTATAATTGGTCATTTTCATTTCCTCCAATCGGAGGGAAATTAACCCTTCCACCATCCACAGGACAGAAAAGTCTGATTTGAGTACCGGACAACTTCCGTCTTTTTACACATCAGACCAAGGTGGAAAAAGAAAAGCACCCCTCTACCGTCTGCAGACAGAAGAGGGGTGCTTGCGTACCAGAAAGGCAGTATTATTCAGTTTTAATAAAAGCGTCTTTAAATCCGGCCGCTTTGACCCTGGCAAGCATGGCTTCGGCATTGGCCTTGACGCTGTATGCTCCTACTTGGACCCGATAGAGTTTCTTTGGAACGGTTGGTGTTTGTGCAGGAGTAGAGGCTACTAATAGCTTTCCGACATCGGCGCGGAATATGTCCATCGACTTGCCGTGCTTTGGGAACCAGTTATTAGGGTCACCGTGGTTGGATGCAATACCTCGCCTATGTCCCTCGAAATGCCCGATGATAACACCGTCCGCCAATGGATCGAGCTTGTACACTTTACAAAGATATGCACACAGTTCTGTGGCTTCCTTATAGACCGCATTGAAATATGCTTTGTCGGTTAGTCCATCCTCGCAGATTTCAAACCCAATATGGGTGTCATTGACTGAGCCTTTCGGACCGGAACCACCGTGCCAGCCCCGGTGATTCCAAGGCAAAGTTTGATAAGTAGCGATAGAACCATCAGCCAGCTTGCCGATGAAGCCGTGGACGCAGACCTGTCTGCTATCCGGTCTTTCCTGATTCCAGTGGTTGTTGTATTGGTTTTTCCCCAGCAGTCCATCATCCGGTCCGACATAGCGCCGCAGATTAGGATTGTTTGCTCCAGTGCTGTGTACCATGATGCCCTCAGGCGTAATGGTTCTGCCCGCTTTGTAACAGGCGTTATTTGTGAATATCAGTTTCCGCAAATTCATTTTTCTTCACCCTTTCCATGCAGTTGAGCGAGTGTATCTTTCAGTTTTTCAGGCACTGGTAGGCCGATGTGCGCTGCGTTTTCTAGAAGTGATACGCCCTCATTGGCGATATAGAAGAAGATAACCGCCGTGCGAAGAGGTGTGCCTGTGCCGCCGAGCAGATAGGTATCAATCAGATGACCGATGCCGACAATAAGGAAAAGCGCCACTTTCTTGGCAATGCCATGCGCGCCGATCCGGCTGGACAGCTTCTTTTCCACAATTGCGCGAAGTACGCCTGTGATGTAGTCCACGACCACAAAGGCGATGAGCGCATACAGAAAGCCGTCCAGACCACCCAAGTACCAGCCCAACGTCCCGCCGATGGCCGCAAACGCAGTTTGAATCCAAGTCCAAATTTCTTTCATTTTCTTTCCCTCCAATTGTCGTTTTACATAAATGAAAAGCGCCTCCATGAAGTGAAGACGCTGTACCCTTTTTACAGGGTCAATATTAAGTCCTGAATTTGTCGCACAACCGCCGCCCTTGGACGTCTGGTGCCAAGCGGCAGCCAATCTACCTCCGGCACATCGAACGTCGAGACCGAATCAAACTGGTTGATGAAGCTAATGACACCTTCCAGCACGGTGCGGATTTCGAGGATGTGATAAGGCCAGTTTTTCACAGCAGTTTTTCCGGTAACGATGTTCTCGCTCCAGCTCGCCGCCGTCAGACCGTAATAGCCCCGTACGGTGTTGACCGTCTCACGGATTGCCCGGATGTGTTCTGTCTTCACCTTTGTTTCATTCTCAGTAATTATTTCAAACGGCGAAGGCAGGACAGAAAAGGTGCGGTTTACATCCGGACTCGTGGATTCAATGCCGTTGTCCATCGAGCGGAAGGTGACGGTGATACTTCCATCGGGTAGCGAAGCGTGGTTGCGAAATATCGTCTTGACTCCATCCCCGAGGTATCCCCCCTGGGAGAAGAGTGCGGCGTTGTTTACGCTATCCTGCAAATCGGCTGCACCGATTTTAACGCAAACCTTCTGTGTCTGGCCATCCGGTTCGACGCCTGTGGTGATCAGAAACCTTGGCGTTGGGTTGTATGTCGCGCTACCTGCCCTGGGCGCGGTGATGATAAGCATGGCGGGCGGACTGTTTTTCTTGACCGTACCGCTGACTACATAAGGAGATACCGCACCCAGTGTATCGGTCACGCTGATCCGGTAACGGGTGTAGGTTCCCGCAACAGCAGACGCGGTGGCCTCATAGCTACCGGAAGTCGTACTGGATGTGATCGTCGTCAGCGTTTCATACGCCGACCAGTTACTGCCGTCCGATGAGGTTGACCGCTGTAAAACGTATTGTTGGATGGCGCTGGTGCCCGCCGCCGCGCCGCTCCACGAGAGCGTAATGATATTGATCTCATAGACTGCCGGCGTGGCGATAAACGATGAGGGCGCGGTTGGCAGCGTGTTCTTCCGGACACTGTTGATGGAGACTTTCCAGGCGGAGTAATAATCTATCCCCGCCGTGCCTCTTGTACGTACCTGAAAACGTCGGTAATTACCGCGCGTTGAGGACGGGCTGACGCTTAAGCTGCCGCTGGTAGCCGTGGTGGTCACAGTGGTCAACGCTGTCCAATTGCCCCAGGTGCTGCCGTCTGTAGATTCGCTGACCTGAATCTCATAGGAAGAAATGGTGTTGCCTGCGCCGTTGCTGGCTCCGCTCCAAGATAATGTGACATTGCTTTCGGCCAGCGTCGCGCTGACGGAACAAGCGGTCGGCGCACCGCAGGCGGTGATGGCGGCATAGATGCTGTTGCTTTCCTTGTAAACAGCGGATACGGCACCCAGTGTATCGGTGACGCTTACGCGGTACTTCGTGTAGGTGCCGGACACCGTCGTCGGCGTGACCACTTTACTACCGCTGGTTGAGGATGTTGTAACGGTGGTCAGTAACGACCAAGATGTCCAACTGGAGCCGTTGTCGGATGTGCAGTGCTCGATATTGTATTGTTGAATGGCGCTGGTGCCCGCCGCCGCGCCGCTCCAGGACAGGGTGACATTCTCGTTATTGTAGGTCGCCGGGCTGGCAGAAAAACTGGTAGGCGCAATTGGCAGCGTGTTCTTTCGGACACTGTTGGTGGACACCTTCCAGCCGGAGTAATACGAACTGCCTGCCGTACCCCGTGTGCGCACCTGATACCGCCGGTAGTACCCTCTCGTGGCAGAGGGCGACACAGAGATGCTTCCGCTGGTGGCGGTGGTGGACACGGTGGTCAATGCCGTCCAGCTGCCCCAATCGGAATTGTTGCTGGATTCACTGGTTTGAATTTCGTAGGAGGAAATGGTGTTATTGGTGCCATTGCTGGCACCGCTCCAGGACAGGGTGACATTTCCTTCGGACAATGTGCTGCTTACGCTGCAAGATGACGGCGCACCACAGGCGGTATAAGCCGTGTAGTTTAGCGCAACGGAATAATACGAAGCATGCTTATACGCTTGAAAATAGGTACCGCCGTGGAGCCACAAATAATACGTGCCACCCGCAGACAAGTTGACGGCAGCGGTTGTAAAGGTACTCTGAAAGCCAGAGCTGGTAAGACCGGAGAAAGACACAGACCCGGATACTAAACCAGACGGGACCGTATTGGTTGAGCCATCCTTGCCTGACGCGCTGATTCGGTAGTTGACAGAAACAGAGGTAGCCGATCCTTTAACGGTAAAAAGTGAAAATGTCAGCGTTGCAGCGCTGAGGTCGCCCGAGACGGAGGGGACTGTAAATTTCATGACATAGGGATAGCTACCTCCGGCATAGCATGTCTGGGACGACGTCAATCCATATGTGGTGGAGCCGGAAGGAATCCAACCGCTGTTCCAATAGGAGTGACCCGCTATCGTACCTGCTGCAGTTGCCATATATGATCACCTCTCATTCGTATACAGCGGACACCAGTGAATTGACCAGTCCACAGAGAGCCGTATTCAGTCTTGTGTCGATGATGTTGCCCGCCGTGATGGACACCACACCTTTAGCCACGGTGATGTCGGCGATACTCAGTTCATATACGTCGTTATTGCGCATGAGATCCGGGGCCACGGGTGACGCACTGGCCACACCAGTCAAGATTCTCAAGCGAATCTCCCGGTTGACTGCGTTCCAGCGGATCACCACACGGTCAATCCGGGGGTTGACACCGTTGGCGGTGGCCAGCTCCAACTCCAATAAATCGGTGTTCTCGTAAGCATAGCCATTGATCCAGGCGCTGCCGGGCAGCACCGCTACTTTCATGCCCAAAGAAACGGTAACTTGCAAGTTGGTAGCCAAAGCATAGAAGATACCGTTGCTGACCAGCTTGCCGAAATAGGCGGCGAAGTCAGATGCGTTGTACACACGGTCGCCGCTGGAAGAATTGAAAAAACCACTCTTTTCCATCTACAATCCTCCTTTGAGCTTTTGCAAAAGTGACAGGACACCCTTGCCAAACACGATGTTCAGGCTTTGTCCGCTGGGGTCGTAGCTTTCCTCAATCTCGGTAATACGGGTCGTAAGTGTCACGCCCCATTTCTTGGAAAGCACCTGTACAACCTGACCGATATCGAAGTCGGTTTTGTACTTCAGATTACCGTGGGGGTTGACCACCGCATCAAAGGACTGCACCATGCCTAGCTCCAATAACTTGCTTTGTCCGCGAAAGGTCAGCGCGGCAGCATACCCATCGCCGAAATCCTCCTGCTTTAAGTCTTTCGCGTCCACGAACACCTCACGACGCTGCTCGCCGGAATCACCGGTGATGCTGACAAAGATGCGATCCACCCCTTCGCCTTCGCCGCCAACAAGAGCGGTGTCGGCGTAATCACCATCGCTTTGGATATAGGTCTGCTGGGTCAGGTTTTCGTATTCACGGGAGAACACCGCTTGGGAAACCACGCCTTCATACAGCGTGACAGTAAAGTTTTTTGTTATCGGGTTGAATACAGTCTTTATCCCGACATCCGCTGTGTCGCACAGACCGGTCGCGGCATCCAATAGATTCTTGTAGGATATCTGTGTGTTGACGGACGCCGGTATCAGCAAAGCGGCGAAGGAAAGGAAGTCGATTGCCCTACTCACATTAACGGGGTTAAGGATGTGATGGTCGAGCAGCATCTGAACACAAGACGACAGACCTCCGCTTAGCGTCTCCGTGCCCCAGATGATGCGGCGCGAAAGAATAGACGTTGCGAAGCGCCCGCTCACTGTGATGATCTCCTTGTCCGTTTGCGAAAGCTCCAGATGCTCAATGACTCCGGCTTCTTCGTCGTCACTCTTCCATAGGTAGTTGCCGATTTGCAGTAAAGCAATGTTTTCCGGCGTGGCGATGGCTTTTAGCTCAAACGCACCGCAGGCGGAGTACCGCCGTGTCCAGCGCAGGTATTCAAAGGATTCCACGATGCCCGTAAGGTTGCGAGCTCGGTCAAATACATACAATTGCATGTTCACACCCCCAGGAAAAGCGGGCGATAGTAGATGCTCACTTCCAGTAGATCCATGTTGGTCGCCGCGCTGTAGCGCAGTGTGTTGCGTCCGGTATCCAGCTGCAAAAAGGTGGAATCGGTATCCATCTGCGAAAAGACATTGCTTTGGGTCTGACCGGTTACGCGCACCACCCGTTTACCGGCAAAGTGGGTGTACACCCGCAGCTCTTCGCCAGCAGCCATGGTTGTGTTCACTCGCATCAAATCCCCGGTGTCCACGTTCATGAGCTCTGGATTTGTGACCGTACCTAGCGTCTTGAACACAATCTGGCAGCCGCAGGGAACATCACCGATGTTGTCCACCGTGATGATCTGACTGGGCTGCCTTGCGCCGAACTCCATGCCGCCTTCGATTACCTCCAACTCGAAATGGAACAGAGGTGTCCACATGGCCAGTTCCTCGCGGACCTCCTCAAGTGTCTCGAAAAACGGAGAAGGGCACAGCAGACTGACAAAGAACTTCGGTGCGCGTTCACGGCTCGAAGCCGCAAAACCAGCTTCCTCCACCACGCAGGCGATCTGCCGCTTTCGATAGATCAGAGTGCCTTGCTGCTTGGGTGTAAAGATGCGAAGGAATCGCTTTCGCTTCTCATAGGCTTCGTCTACAGTGCTCGCAATGACCGTGCCCTCCAGCGTGATGTTGCGCATGTCCAGTGTTGAGGATATATAAAAAGCGCCGTCCTGATCCGGCGCTTTGAAGGTGTTGACGCTCTGGCGAGCGGAGCCCGTTCCATCCAGCTTATCGAGGAAGAAGGGCCGCGCCTGTTTGAGCGTGAGCCGCTCACCTGCCGTGTTAATGTAGGTTAGTTCCATGCCCGTTCCTCCTTTAGTATTCCAGTGCCAGCTTGCGGGAGAGGTTCTTAAACTCCCGTGCCAGCTCTTTTTCAGAGAGTGCCTTGGGTGTCACCACCGATATGGTCTGGTGGATGGTTGTGCCAGTCATACCGGGCAATGTGCTATGTCCGTTCACCGCGCCACTGACATTGAAACGAGCGTCCAGCCCCAAATCGTTAGGTATTGCGTTTTGCATATCTTTGGATACCGTGGCCATCGCGTCCTCGAACCCGACACCGATGCCTTCACCCATATTTTTGCCCAGCCCCGCCAAGAGTGTGGAGGGACTGCGAATGCCAAAAAAATTCTTGATGCCGTCCACAATGCCGGAAAAGAAGCCTTTGATCTTTCCCCAAATCCAATCGGCGGCGTTGGAGATGCCTTCCCACAGTCCCTTGATGAGGTTTCCACCGGCTTCTACCAGTTTCCACGACATGCTCCCGATGGCTTCCACGATGCCAATGATGATTTGCGGGATGGCTTTGACGATCTCCACGATGATGGTCGGCAAGTTCTCAATCAGAGCCACAAACAACTGGACGCCTGCCACGATAATCTTGTCGATGTTCCCGATGATGGCGTCCACCAATCCGCTGACAATCTGCGGAATGGCCTTAACAACAGCGACAATAATCTGCGGCAACGCTTGGGTCAGCGACACCAGCAGCTTGATACCCGCGTTGATGATGAGTGGGATTGCACCGATGACCGCATTGATCACACTGTCGATGATCTTGGGGATGGCTGCGACCACAGAGGTGATGATGGCCGGGAGGGCGGTAATCAGCGATGTCAGCAGCTGAATACCCGCGTCGATGATCTGCGGAATGGACTCCATAAAAAAGTCCACCATCGCCAGTATGATGGTGGGTAGCGCCGCTATGAGTTCCGGCAGCGCGATCAGCATCCCATCCACCAGCCCGAGGATGATCTGCAGTGCCGCCTCCAGCAGCATCGGCAGACTTTCAATCAAGCCCTGCACAATGGTTATGACGGCTTGAACAGACGCCGGAATCAGTCGCGGTAACGCAGCACCGATGCCGGACACAAGTGCGGCTATCAACTGCACTGCCGCGCCGATCAGCAGCGGAAGGCTATCAATGATTGCCCCCACGATGGTCATGACCGCATCCACCGCCGCCGGAATAAGCTGTGGCAGCAGATTAAAAATCGTTTGTAAAACCTGAGTGAAGATATTTGCGACTACTTCAAGCAACATAGGAAGCAGATCACCCATTGCAGACAGGATTGCCCCGGTCGCCGCCGGCAGCACGGCCACGATGTTTTCCAGTACCGGCACGATGTTCTGAACCACAGCTTGGAATGCGTCCACCAGGTTTTCGGTTAGGTTGATCATATCTGCGTTGGCGTTACCGAGTCCCCCTGTAAAGGAACCCAGCGCAGCCTGGAACAGTCCCAGAGAGCCGGTGACCGTCTGGGTGGACTCCTTTGCGAAGTTGCCTGCATATTGCTCGGTATTCTCAAAGAACATCTGCATGGCAACTTCGGCCTTTTCAGCATTGGAAGCAGAAGCCCATACGAAGTCCAGTCCCTTGGCGGCGGCGTAGGCTTGGATGGATGTAGCGTTCATGGCGACGCCGAGGTTATCCATCATGGTGAAGTTGCCTTTAGCGGCACCTGCTACAGAATCCAAGGCCATCTGCATGTTGATGCCCATCACCGAGGCCATATCGGCCGCGCGTTGCATAGCCTTTTCGCTGAGTTCAGCCGACTTTTGCACATCAAGCCCCGAACCTTGGAACAGTGCACCCATTTTATTAGCGGTCGCTAAATATTGCGACTGCGATACGCCCATGTTTTTATAGGCTTCTTCACCGATTTTCTGCATACGGTCGGCGTAGTTTTGAAAGACCGCTTCCGAACCGCCGAGGTTTTGCTCCAATTCACCAAATTGCTGCACCACTTCCTTGCTCAGCTTGATGGCAGCGACTCCGGCAGTGACGACGACCGCACCGAAGGCTACCCCGATGCCCGTGAGGATACCACCCAGCTTTTCAAACCTGCCGCCCGCATCCTCGGCACTTTTCCCCGAATCGGTGAGTTTATCGCCCAGAGTATCCGCGTCTTTTGCTGACTCCTCAAGCTCACGCTCCATACCGTTGAGTTCGGCCTGCGCCTTGTTCAGCTGGATCTGCCAGTTCTGAGTGCGACGGTCGTTCTCACCAAAGGAAGAGGCCGCGTTGTCCAGCGCGGCCTTGAGGGTGTTGATCTTTTCTTTTTGAGCCTCTATCTCTTTGTTAAGAACAGCGTTGCGGACGGAGAGGGCGCCAACGGATTTGTCGTTCTTGTCAAACTGGGAGGTGACCAGCTGCATCTCTGAGCCCAGCACCTTGAAGCTCTGGTTGATGTCCGAAAGCGCCTTCTTAAACTCACGCTCGCCCTCGACGCCGATCTTTAGTCCGAAATTATCATATCCCATATGTGTAGTTATCCTCCTTTCTCCCGTATTCATAGAAAAACCGGGGAACCCATAAAGAATTCCTCGGATAATTTTTTAAGGTCTTTTCTTTCTAAACAAAAATGGCATTGCCAACGATAGTGGCGGCGGAGTATTGATAGTAGAAATATCTTGAAGTGGTTTACCGCGCTCATCGAGGTATCTATTTGCCAATTCCGGAGTAACTGTTGCATATATACATGTTGTTGCAATGGTTGAATGGCCTAGAAAAGCCTTTATGGCAACAAGCGAATCTCCTGCCTCAAGCATATGAACCGCAATCGAGTGTCTGAATGAATGTGGCGAGTAGCTATTTTCCCTAAAAAGTTGAGGATTCTGTTCCTTTGCTTTGATGACATATTTTTTAACGATACCCTCAACACAAGAGATACTCATATGCTCGTGAGTCTGGCTTGAGAACAAATGCCTATTTCTTGTTGTCTCAGACAAGAGATCAAGATTTCTAACTCTCAAGTACTGTTTCAAAATAGCAGTACAATTATCTGGGATTGTAACTACACGAGATTTCTTCCCTTTTCCAGTTAAACGTATCTTTGTTGGTGAACCTAAAGTTATGTCATCAAGGGTAATGTCACAAAGTTCTTGTGCACGGGCACCAGTTGCATATAACAAGCTTAGAAGCGTTACGTCACGCTGACCAATCAATCTAGAGGTGTCTTGCATTTTCAACAAGATTGTAATTTCTTCTTTTGAGAGGTGTTTGAATCCAAGCTTTTTAGGTTCTCTCTTTTTCGGAACCTTCGAAATACTTGTATAGAAAGGTAGGGCTGCAGAAAACGACCTTTTGGATGCGAATTTTGCGAATGAGACTATAGCAGCACGTCTGAGATTTCTAGTTTTTACAGAGCATTCACGCTCATTCACAAGATAAAGTAAAAAAGATTCGATTGTATCTCCAGATAAATCTTGAAATGTCACCTTATCTGGTTGAAGACCTCTTTCACTTAATAGGTAATGGAACAAAAGCTGAAACGCATATTGGTATGCCGTGATAGAGTTATCGCTCAGTCCTTTAACATCTGTAAGATAGTTAGTAAAGAAATCTTCAAGCATTAATAAAACTTCGCCATATTTTTTATTCATTCGAAGTTCACCTCCGGAAATACAGATATCGTAGCCTTTTCTACAATATCTTGAGAATCCAGATAGACAGTATAATCAGTGGTCAGATATTTTTCAGTTCCATAGAATGATTCGTGCCCTAAATATGTGGATAAATATGGTGCTGTCTCTTCAAGAGTACGCCCTTCTGCCACTGACTTTTGAAATGATTTGAAAGCGAAATAATGTCTAAGAGTATGTGGACAGATGCACCTTTCAAAAGGTTCTTTTCGCTCATTACTAATATTTGCTTTACGTATAACTTTGCCAAACCAATACCAGAACGCCCCTGGAAGGTATGGAGTGCCATCTCTGCTAGAGTTCCCAAACAAGAACTCGGTGTCGCTATATTCAGAAAACCTACGGCAACGGTACTGGCTCAGTAAATCTCTGAGAGAGTTGCTAATGGGGACACGTCGTTGCCTGTTGTTCTTTGCTTTCTTGATTGTAATGACACCAGCGTCAAGGTCGACATCTTGCCATTGTAGGGCAACTGCTTCTCCAACTCTTAATCCGCAACCGTAAAGCACACGCAATAAGATCGGGAAAATATAAGCTGTTTCAGTCTTTGTATAGCTTGCCTTAAAGTTGTCTGCTACAGCAATAATAGCGCCAAATTCTTCATCCGTAAAAGTATAACTAATGTGCGATGACGACGCTCTGTATAAGTCGGGTTCACAAGTAGGAATATTTATTGCGGTCAAATATTGAGAGAATTTTCGAATGCGGCTAATAATATAGTTTCTTGTGGTTTCTGCAACAGTTAGCGTATTCAGCCATTCTCCCACAAGATTCTCATCCAGAGATTTTTTTTGAATCTTTGATTTAACCATATAATCATCAAGACTCCTGAATGTTGAGATATAGCTTTCTATATCTCTTTTTCCAGCACGTAGTAAATCTAGGTATTCGTACATTTCATGTGAAAGCGCACCTTTAAAAATGATTTCCATCTTTTAGACCTCCTCGCCTGATAAGTATTTTTCAAGCAAGCCACTAGGCAATGGAATCTCAAGAGCACAGGTTCTCAAACCTTCTATCGAATATTCCACATAATGGCGAGTGGATTCAGGATTGACATGGCCTAAAAGAGTTCGAACTACTTCATAAGGCACACTTTCCGAAATTAACTGACTGGCAAAAGTCATTCTCAGCGAATGAGGTCCATGATGTCGATCACCAAAATTAATACCAGATTTCACAAAGTGCCTTGAAACAATATCAGAAATACTATGTCTACCTAATGGATGCCCGTATCCATCCAAAAATAAATACGGTTCTTCAGATTCTTCACGCCCACAACTAATGTAATTGTTAAGAGCTTTAGAGACCTCGCTAGGTAAAGACAACTTATGATCCACCGAGGTTTTTAGTTGCGTGAATTCTACGGTAGCATTTTGGAAGTCGATATTTTCAAAGCATAAAAGTCGGATGTCAGAAGCTCTCAGACCAAGTCGAACGGCCATCAGAATAATGGCATAGTCACGTTTTCCTTGAGGTGTGAAGATCTCTACGCTATTCAATAATTGTTGAACTTCTGCTTCAGTATAAACTGAGGGGATTAATCGTCGTTTTGATGGTGCTGGCAAAATACCAGTGTAATCCGTTGTTATGATATCTGTACTCAATAAGAATCTAAACAGTCGTTTTGCATAAGGCACGAAGTGATATTTGTTTGTTGAGCGCAAATAGGAGTTAATGAGAATCTTTGCATCAATTTCATTCCACTCATCGGCTCCTTGTTCAACAAAATCCAATATCATTTTTGTGCAGGCGTTGCGATATTGTTCTACAGTGACTTCCTTTAAGCCTTCTTTCCTTATTGAATCTAGGAATAGGTCAAAAACTTCGCGAAATTGTTCGGGGCTCTGTAACTTAACACCTCGTTTTTGATACACCCGGAGATCACGTGGTTTGCGCTGCCAAAAATTATTACCATAAAGATGTTCGTTTAAATGTCTAATAGTCTTGCGGCGACGGTCCAAAGTTGTTTGACCATTATAACCACGCTCTTTCTCGGATTCATAAAAATCCATACCTATCTCTGGGGAGTACTCAACATGATCATTTTCGATAGCATAATTCACTAATAGGTCTATCGATCTACTGAAGTTTTTGTACTCCCGTGGGTGATTTCTCCCGCTTTTGATGTAGTCCATAAAGTCTGTCTTTAGCGTGTGCCAATAATTACTTGTGCTGTTGTCCATAATACTTGCTCCTTTCGAATATTTTTTGGAATGCATATGCGATTCCTTAAGACAAGTATAGCAACAGTACAGCAATAATTATCCGAGAAGATTATTACAAAATATTTGATTTTACAATAACTCGAAAGAGAAAGGAGGATAACTACACATATGGGATATGATAATTTATCTTAGAAGTCGGATAAATTATCCGCCATGCCGTCTCACCTCCCTTTATACATCCAGCGGAATTACATCATCAATCGTCCAGTTCCGCTTGGGCTTCTCCATTCCCGTAAACTGCTTGTGGCAAGCCCATAAATCGAGAAACAAACCGATGGGCATGAGCCAAAAATCCTCCTTCTTCATACCCATCTGCACGATGCCGTAATACAAAAGCCGGGTAAACAACTCTTCGTCGCTTATCCGGCTTCCCCGTTTTTTGGAGTTTCTTCCTCACTTTCCACGTTACGCTTTGTGCCTTTGAACATCGCCTCGGAAATGGCAGTCTTGTAATCCGCCAGTTCCATCGGTGTGGTCAATAGTTCCACCTCATCGTCCGTCAGCAGATCCTTGGGAGTGTCCTTATGCTTCAGGTTATAGATGAGGATGGACTGGTTGGCCAGTAAGGCGATTAGCCATACGATCTCCTCCAGCGCAAGTTCAAAGTTTTCGGCTTTCATCAGCTTCACGCCGAGGTTTTCCAGCCCGCCGTACCGGCCCGCGATGGCTTTAGTGGCCTTCGTGGTCAAAATGAGTTCATATTCTGTGCCACCGATATTGATAACAGCGCTTCTCTCGTTATCCATAATTCACTCCTCCTAAGGTTCCGGTGTGTAGACCGGTTCATAGACTTCTGTGAACCAACCGGTGATCGTGGCGGATGAAACACCCGCACTGCCTTCGGTGACCTCAGCCTTCCAAGGGTGCTTGCCCATGCCATCCACTTTGTTTCGCCGCATGACCGTACCTTCAATCGTGGGAGTGGAGAAGGTGATGGAGTCTCCCTTGGTTTGTAAGTTGGTGGCGGGGATGCCAAACTTGACTTTGTACAGCCAAAAATACCGGTACTTACCGTCTGGCTTCATGGCACGGAAACCCACCGCCACCAGCAAACCAGCGTTTTCGCTGGCCGAGATCAGCACACCGTTGTCATCGGTAATAGCGCCCGTCAAATCCTGGGCGGCGGTTACGCCGATATCATCCACACCTAAGGAGAGCGTACCGGACTTAAAATCTTTGACAACCTCCGCTGCGCCGTCGTCGGCGTAGAGCACCGCCTCAGCCATCTCGATGGACAGATCAGCCTTCATAGCCTTGGCCAGCTGCGCCGGAAGACCATAGGTTTCTTCTCCGTCCTCGCTTTCCGTGATTTTTGCATAATAGAGCTTATCCAGCCCGATAGTAGCCATAGTTTATTCCTCCCGTTCATAATGGTTTGCCACATCAATGGCGTAATGGTGGTAGCCGGTGTCATCCTCGTAACCGATGTACCGCCGGTCAGTTATCGTGAATCCCGCTTCCAGCAGAATGCGGACAATTTGGTTTTTCAGAGTCGTGTAATTCCCCTTGTCAAAAAGAGAAACCCGCGCTTCTTGTGTTTCGCACCGAGGTAAATTGTCGGAATAAAGTTCGAAAGCATCGACCATTGGCGTGATCACAGAATAACGATTCGGTGCAGGCTCTGAAAACACGCCTGTTTCCACAGGTACAAGCGGTGAGATGAGGGCGTTCAATTCACTGAGAAGGCTCATATTTTCTCAACCTCCTTTTCAAACACTGTGATCATCGTGTCAATACAGGCCTTTTTGCTTGCTGTTTTCGCAGGCTTCAGAAAAGGTTTAGGCGGCTGTCCATGTTTGCCGTACTCCAAAACGCCCGCAACCATGGCATTGCTTTTGCCGTCCCTGCGAGGCTCGGAAAAGCCGACCTTGACATTGAAATTCCCGTCCCGGTCTTGTTTAGCAGAAGAGACCCCCAGTGCTGAAACGAGTTCACCGGTTGCGCGGCTGTCCTCCTTTATACCAATTCCGATGACACTCTGGAGGTTGCTTTTTACTTTTGCTTTTACAACCTCACCACCCGCTTTCAGTACGCGGGGAATGATCTCATCCGTTTTTTCGCCAAGTCTGGATAGCTTCAGCAGGAAGTCATCCGGCATTTTAAATGCTGTCTTAGCCACCGGATTTCACCTCCTTGGCAAGAACCTCTATATACATTCCGCGCCCTTTGACATCCTCTACCGAGGTGATTTCAAAACGACCTTCTTTGTCCACCACAACCATCGAAGTAGTAACGGTCACATGTGGGATTCGGCGAAAACGAAAAAGAGCGGTGGCTTCTGAGAATGTGGCTCTGTTTGCCCATTTCTCGTTGCCGTGCCGACCCTCCCGATACGCCTTGACAGAAGCGATGATATTGTCGACCTCCGTCCGAAAACCCTCATGATCTTTCATGGTCACTTTCTGGGTGATGTCGATGAAGGTGTTCATCTTTCCATAGGTCATGATCACACCTTCCAATCCCGGTCCAGCCGCAACAAGAGATTGACCGTATTCCAAACCTGCTGCCCGGCCTGCACGTTGTCAGCAAAAAAGCCACCCGTGCTGCCGTCCCTTGATTCATAGAAATGGGACGACAGCATAATGATGGCCTGCTCTGTGGTAGGGGGCATCGGGGTATCGTTATAGACGTTTTCAAGAAGGTGCTGATAGCTCTCGGCGTAGCCAATGGCGGCAGTGATAAACAGCTGCAGAAGTTCATCGTCCGCCGAGTGTTCAAGAATGAGGTTTGCTTTGACTTTTTCAAGCAGGGTCATACCGCCACCGTCCTTTCATTATGCCTAACTATCTGCTGCCATCAGTCCGGCAGCCTTCAGTTTTGTTAGCAGTGCGTTGAAATCAACAAGCAGCCCCGCGACATCCACTGCTGTACTTGCCGACTGGTTTTGAACCGGAGTGAATAGAGAAGGGAGCCCCGTTACCGAGGCTCCTTCCTTAATTTCAAGCGTACCGCCAATGATCGTCTTCTCGCCGCCCTGTTCGGTGTAGTTCTTTGCGTTATAACTCATATGGCACCTCCGTTAAGCCTTCTGCTGGAGCACTTTGATAGCCTCCGGCAGAATTAGCTTTCCGTCTACACGCTGGGTAGCGACAAAGCCTACCTGACCGGTAGCGGCATAGAGTTCGTTCAGCCTTTTGAATACGCGTCCTTGACGGTCGGCTACCCAGTAGTAGCTGAAATCGCCGAATACGATGGACTTAGCAGTTGATGCAATCGCAGGAACATACGCTGAGGTGTACAGCGGGCGGTTCAGGATGGTGTCGGGTGTGCCAGCCTGCAAAGATGGCTGCCAGAGGTATTGCCCCTGACCATCTTTAAGTTTACGGATGGCTTTGACCGTGGCATCATTCATGACGAACACAGCCTTGTTGCGGTAAGGCGCTTTAAGTGAATAGAAGAGGTCGAGCACTTCGTCGATGGTGATGGCTGTAGCACTTGCCGATGTAACACCGAGTTGCGCGCCTCCGGTTACTGCAAAAATACCGGTCGGTTTACCGGAACCGTCGCCGGTGAAAAATGCGTCCTCTTCTTTGTTTCCGATACGTCTGGCGAACTCTTTAGAAATGTAGGTTTCTAGGTTGAATACACTGTCGTTAAGCAGTTCCTCGGAAACCTTGATCATTGTCCCCAGTTTGTAAGCGCCAATGGAAACCTGGCCGAAACTGTCATCACTTTCAGGAATAGCGCCTTCCTCGTCAATCCAGGAGGCTGTGCCCTTGGATGCTACGACCGGGATTTTGCGATCACCGGAAGAAGTGGTGATGACATTTGCCAGCCTGCGGAAGATGTTCTCGTCATCGAGGGCTTCCACAAGGGTGCGCTCGAATTCATCAGGAACAAGATATCCGCCTTCGGTGTCGGTGCCAATCTGCAGTGCGTTTCGAATGACTGGATCAAGACCTTCACCGGCACGGGTACGCATGGCATTCCAGAAGGCTTTCCTGTACTCGTCGGATGCTCTGCCGTTTCTGGTTTCCATGCCTGGGAAAGCGGGTTTGCCAGTGAGGGGCATGTTTAAAGGTTTTGAAAGCTCACGGTCAAGGGTCTCCTGTTTTTCCAGGCGATCAATTTCTCTACCGAGAGCAACGACATCGGCTTCCATCTTATCGTAGATTGCGGTGTCTTCAGAGGAAACCAGTCCATCCGCACCACGCTTGGTGTCGAGGAAAGCCTTAGTTGCTTCCCATGCCTTTGCGCGCTTTTCACGCAGTTCAAGAATTCTGTTCATCGTATTTCCCTCCTAATTTTAGTGTTGAATCAAAGAGAGCCGCTTCTCCAGCGACTCAACGGGTGTACCTGCATTTTGTTTTGGTAGTTTGGGCTTTACTTTGTCCAGCAGCGAGTTCGTTACAGCCCGTCGGCTGAAAGCGTAGGTAAAATCATCGGTTTGAGTTCGTTTCTTTTCGTCATCCAAGATTCCGTCAGCAAAGCCAAGCTCAATGGCTTTTTTAGCATTGAGCCAGGTTTCTGCATCCATGAGGTGGGAGATCTTTACCCGTGACTGACCCGTTTTGATTTCGTAGGCGTTGATGATGCTTTCTTTTACCTCCGAAAGCATGGCGATGGCCTTTTGCATTTCTTCGCTGTCGCCGATGGCTACGGTCAGCGGGTTATGCACCATCATCAGCGCAGTTGGTGCCATGAGCACCTTCGTTCCCGCCATAGCGATTACCGAAGCGGCAGATGCGGCAATGCCATCAACCTTCACGGTAACCTTGCCTTTGTAGTCCATTAGCATGGTGTAGATTTGACTTGCCGCAATGCAATCGCCGCCGGGAGAGTTAAGCCAAATAACAATGTCACCCTCACCGGAAGTCAAATCCGCTTTAAATGCCTTAGGGGTGACATCATCATCAAACCATGACTCTTCGGCAATCACGCCGTCAAGGTAGAGCGTTCGGGTTTCAAACTCTTCGTCCTTCACCCAGTTCCAGAATTTCTTCATTCGAGTTCCTTCGTTTCTTCCATATTTGCGAACGCACCTGCGTCCTGCAGTTTGGTCATCGCACCGTTGATGAGGTAGAGGTCACCACCGAGCTCCGCTGGGATGCGGTCCAGATTTTCAAGCTCGCGGATATCGTTGGCGCTCATCCAACCGTTCTGACGTGCGGTGGCATAACCGTTCATGCGGCTGACATAGTCGCCGCGCAGCAGTCCATCCACATTGAACCTAATGAATAGCTTTGGCTTTTCGCTTTCCATGAGCAAGGCGCGGCACATGGACTGTTCCCAGCGCACTACCCACGGGTCAAGGGTGTACTTTACGAACTCAAGCGATTGCTGCTCGATGTTGGAAAACGATGATTTCTCAAGGTCGGCAAGCATGTGGGGCGGTACTCTGAAAATACGGGCGATCTCATTGATCTGGAACTTTCGCGTTTCCAAAAACTGTGCCTGTTCCGGCGAGATGCCAATGGTCTGGTACTTCATGCCTTCCTCAAGCACAGCAACACGGTGGGCATTTCCGCTTCCCTGATAGGCGGCATTCCAGGATTCTTTTATTTTCATCGGGTCCTTGATGGTGCCAGGGTGTTCCAGCACACCACCCGGAGCAGCTCCGTTAGCGAAGAACTTCGCGCCATATTCCTCGGTAGCGATGGCGAGCCCCACAGCATTTTTTGCCATTGCAATAGGCGAGTAGCCGACCAGACCGTCAAAGCCTAAGCCCGGGATGTGCAAAACATCGGAGGGAGAAAGGTAGACCTGGCTGTCTTTTCCGAGTGAAGGAGCATCTGCGCTGCTGCGCTGATACAAATAGAAAAGCCGACCGCTTGAGTCCCGGTCGACCGTCATTTTGTTTGGCATCAGTGGATAAAGTGCAATGACATCGCCACGGGCATTTCGTATGATCTGCGCATAGGCGTTGCCCCATAATAAAAGATGACTCATCAACGTTTCTCGAAACGCAAACGAAGTCATCTCAGGGTTTGGTTCATCATGCAGGAGTTTATATAGAGGGTGTTTGAGGTGTTTTTCTTTGCCTCCGGAATTGTTGTACTGATATACATGGAGTGGAAGCCCCGCTAAGGTTTCGGATAAAATTCTCACACAGCTGTACACGGCTGTCATTTGCAAAGCGGTCTGCTCATTGACTGGCTTTCCGGCACTGGTACTTCCGAAAAAGAAGCTGTAGCGGCTGCCACCGAGGGCGTCTTTAGGCTTGTCACGCGCTTTAAATATTCCTTGCAGTATTCCCATAGNNCTAAAAAACAAGCAGGCCACGATCGTCATAGATCGAAGAGCCACTTTCGTTGCCGCATCGAATCGCCCGGTCAAGTGCCATAATGGTGGCTACTGCGCCGTCAATCTTCTCTGTGGATTTTTCCTTGTCCGCCTTTATATTTCCAGCGGGATCGGTTCGTATATAGATGTTGTCCATCATCCACCGGAGCACCGGATGTCCACCATGGGCAATTTTCTGTTCCAGGGTTAGCTTCATCAGCTCCTTGGTCGGAGGGGACATATCCTTAAAGCCTTGACCGAATGGTACGACCGTGAAGCCTGAGTTTTCAAGGTTCTGTGTCATCTGAACTGCACCCCAGCGGTCAAATGCAATCTCGCGGATGTTGTATTTTTCTCCGAGTTCCTCAATAAAGGCTTCGATAAATCCGTAATGCACCACATTGCCTTCAGTGGTTAACAAAAACCCTTGTTTCTTCCAAATATCATAATTCACATGGTCACGGCGAACCCGCAGGTCGATGCTATCTTCCGGTATCCAGAAGTAAGGAAGGATGACGTAATTGTCATCTTCATCAAGTGGAGGAAAGACCAGAACAAATGCCGTGATGTCAGTGGAAGAGGAAAGGTCAAGCCCGCCATAGCAGACTCGCCCCCTCAGAGCTTCCGGGTCAACGGCAAAGGCGCAGGCGTCCCATTTGTCCATAGCCATCCAACGAACAGCTTGTTTGACCCACTGGTTCAGCCTAAGCTGACGGAAACTGTTCTCTTCAGCCGGATTCTGCCTTGCCGATTCAAACGCCACTTTAACTTTATCCATGCTGACCGTAATACCAAGTGATGGATTTGCTTTTTTCCACACCTTCGGATCAGACCAGTCGTCTTCAGCGGCAGCGCCATAAATGACGGGATAGAAGGTTGGATCGTTCTTTCTGCCGTTTATAATGTCCAGAGCCTTTTGGTGGACTTCCCAGCAAATGCTGTTTTGATTATCCCCGGCAGTGGTGATCAAGAAATACAGTGGCTGCATCCGGGCATCGCCGCTGCCTTTGGTCATAACGTCGTAGAGCTTTCGGTTCGGCTGGGTATGCAACTCGTCAAACACCACACCGTGGGTGTTGAAACCGTGCTTGTTTCCAACATCGGCAGACAGTACTTGATATATGCTGCCGCTTGGAAGATAAATGAGCCGCTTCATTGAGTCCAGGATTTTTACTCGCTTGGACAGCGCCGGACACATTCGCACCATATCCGCCGCCACGTTGAAAACGATGGAAGCCTGATTGCGGTCTGCGGCACATCCGTAAACCTCGGCGCGTTCCTCGGTATCTCCGCAGGTGAGCAACAGGGCAACAGCCGCCGCAAGCTCGCTTTTCCCCATCTTCTTCGGAATCTCCACATAGGCTGTGTTAAACTGCCGATAACCGTTTGGCTTCAGAGTTCCGAACACGTCCCGGATAATTTGTTCCTGCCAGTCGATCAGTTCAAAGGGCTTTCCCGCCCATGTTCCTTTGGTGTGAGAAAGGCATTCAATGAAGTAGACCGCATAATCCGCCATCTCCTTGCTGTAATAAGAGTCTTTGGCTTTGAAAGCAGTCGGTTTATATTTTTTCAGTTTACGGATATGCGGTCACCACCTTCATAATGGCATAAAAAATACAGCCCATTATGGCTGCATAACGAGGAACAGAGCCGCTCGGCTCGTTCCCAAGGAGATTTAATCCGTGGACTGTCAGCTGTTTTCCTTATGCAGGAGAAGCTCAAGGGCAAGCTGCGTATCTGGGTCGGCAGGCTTGATGTCCCAGCCCCTGTCGTAGTTGCAAACAATCTCGCCGTTTCGCTTGAGCATCAGCTTGCTGACCTTGCCGCCGTCGATGCCAAACTTGGAACCTTCCTCGTAAACCTTCATCCAGTAGTGAAAAATGCTGTCGTGGATCTTCAGGCTTCCTTCTTTCCACATTGTCGTGCCTCCCTTCGCCTTTGTATGTGTATGTTCGCTCTGAAAGCACACAATAGCAAGTCAATTTAGAGATATAAACCGGCATAAAAGCACCAAATATTCGAGCCCAAAAGTGTGTATATTATGCCTCGCCGGTCAGGATGAAATGGGCATATTCCTTGCGGTTTTCCTCGAGATACACTGCCAGTTCGTAGAAATTCATGTCGTAGGCGATGCGCTGCACCGTCGCTACATCAAACATATTTGTCAGCCCAGTGTCTCGAATAGCCAGGATCTGCTTACGCACTTCATCTGTCATCGTCGCACCTCCGGCAAATGTCCTCGCCGTAGACCACGTTCAGTCCGCTGCCATTGTCCCAGTTAACCATCACAGAGCCAGTGTCGTCCACACCAGTTACGGTGCCCTTGGTGCCGATGGGTGGAGCCTGCACGTCGTCCATGCGGAGAAGCTCCACGCGGCAACCAACCGAAAACTGGCGTCGGATGCGCTCGACTATTTCTTTACTCGGGAATCTCATTTTTGGTCGCCTCCTCATTGTTCAGCAAGTTTTTAACCGCTTCTACCACTGCGGAGTCGTCGGTAGCGGCGTCGAGGTCCTCTGCGCTGAAGCTCTTCTTGGTTCCCGAGCGAAATGCGGCACTGCCGGTCAGGTTCTGAAGGAGCGTCCGACGCGTTTCCTTGAACTCATCGCCAATAAAGCCGAGTCGAAGGAGGAAGCAGCGAAATGCGTACTTCTCATTGTCCGTTTCTTTTTCCTTGGCAGTCACACGCTTATGGCTCTTAGCTGCATCAAGCATATGCCCAAGGAAGTGAGCAGTTGCACTGATAACTTCGGGCTTCGGAATGCGATCAAACCAAGGGAAACGGATGCGCTCCTCGGTGATCTCGATTTCCAAGCTGTCAGTACCGAGCGCTTTTTTGATGAGCGTCGCTTTGCTGTTAACCATCCTACGCAGGTTGTCAATCGCCGCTTCGGTGGTTTCTTTCAGCGGAAGCTCAATGCAAAGCCCATCTGTGCATTCCTTGATCTCAGCTTCAAAGCCAATTTCACAAAGGCGCTCGATAAGCTGCTCAGCCTCACCGCTGTTGGCGCGGTCGTCGAAGGAAAGGATGCCGTCCTTACTGATGGTGAAGTTGTCCACCTGATAAGCACAGGATGGAACGCCGAGGTACTTGGCGTTGCTTTCGAGAATTTGCGCAATGGCCTGTACCAGTCGCTTGCGGTCGGGTCCGGATACATTGTAGTTGATTTCCAT